TTGTTTTACCAGCATATTGGCTACTAAACTTTGTTAGTAAATCTATATTATATCCATCTTCAGTATTACTATATCTATTAATAGTAGTACGACCAATTCCATATACAGAACCAGGTCCTCCAGCATATTGATCAATAATTAAATCTTGTGGCTTAATATTTACTGGTATTCCTGTAAGTGCGGTAAGAGTTTGACTTATAGTATTTAATACTCCTATATTAGAAGTTAGATTTGCTTTTCTATCACCTAACTTAAATTTAGTAGTTAATCCTACTAATCTATTAGCTTTAGAAGATCCATTTATATTATTGTTAGCTGTAACTACAGCTTCATATTTACTAGCATTTGTTTGTACTGGTAATATACCATGTTTGTTAAAATGAAAACCAAATGCATTTGAAGGAACCTGAGCTAAAGTATTAATACCTAAATTGTATAAGCGGGTTGGTTGTAATAAACCATTCGTTCCTACTGACAATACATTATCAAGTGCTCCTGATGCAATATTAAATGGATTTTTAGGTACTTCTAATCTAGGATTAGATAATTGTAATCCAACTTGCTTTGCAATAAATAAAGGACCTCTAGGTAATGAGGTCATAAAAGCACCAATACGAAATAAATCGTTTATTGATGCTGAGATAGATCCAGCGGCACCTCCTCTAATAAAAGTATCATCGTATAGTACTTGATTAACAAATTGGCCTATTCTGCTTCTATTAAGTTGAGAAGATATGTTAGGAATATCAGGAATACTATTTACTCCTATTAAACGTAAAATACTATTAGGTCCAACAGTAACGTTAGTAGCACCGTTTGGATTAGTTACTATAAAAGGTTGACCACTAAATCCCCCTCCAGGCCTGTCTTGCCCGTATTTAAGAGACTTTAAATCGGTTTGTAGGTCAATTAACGGCATTTATTCAATTATATTAATAACGTCCGTCTGCAGGTCCTAAATCTTTATATCTGCGGCCTGTTCTAGACTTATACACTTGTGATACTACTCCTACTGGTGTTAAATTTGGAGCGATTGGATCCAATTCATCCATTTTAGATGGCTGAGGTTTATTTGGTAGATTTCTACTAATTAATCTCCAAGTTACATCAGGGTTACCATCAACTGAGTAGAGGTTGTGTAATGAGTTTGGCGGTACTGGATTAACACCAAAGTTTGCAGGTTGTCTACCTCTTAAACTTAATGTACCATCAGTCGCTAATTTTTCTAATAATCCCATTGTTTTGTTATTTAAATGTTTCGTATAAATATTTGATTGTTAGGCTAATCGGTACGCGTTTTGGTATTGATTTGTACCTGTTTCTGATTGTCTACCAACGATTTCACCTAATTTTTGACCGCTTACGTTAAGTGCAACAGCAGGTGCAGGTTTACTAGCTAATGCGTTTACTGCGTTTCTTACTTCGTTTATAGCGGCTACTAAAGGCGATAAATCACCACCTAACATTCCCGCTGCTTTTGGTGAATTTAACGGTATAATTGCTTCAGGACCTGCTTCACCCACAGTAGCATTATCTATTCTACTAGTAACAATACCACCAGTTGCAAATTCAGTAGCAGGTTTTTGAGCCATTTCCTCTTTAGCACTATTCATTGCTGACGAAATTGCTGCTATGCTTCCTAAAATTGCAAAAAGACCAACTCCAAGAGTCAATGCACTCATCATAGTAGTAGAAGCAGCAGCACCTGTTACTAAAGGAATTACCATAGCTGCCAATCCTGTTACCAATCTAGTTATAGACATCCCTACTAAAGCTCCCATAGCGATTTTAATAGCGGTTGCACTGCTAGCTACAGTAGCAAAAGCATCAATTAACTGTCCTAAAGGACCTGCTACTAAATTACCAACTATGTCTTGTAATCTAAGCATAGCATTGTTAAATTTATCTTGAATGCTTTGTCTTTCAAGTGCTTTTTGTGCTTCTTCCTCATTTATTTGAGCTAAAGATTTTCCACTAGCTATTGCTTCTTCTCTTCTTCTTAAAGTTTCAGCTAATTCATCTGAAGTCATTCCAACAGCTTCCGCTAAAGATTTCTGTTGGATAACATTCATTTTAGTAAAATCAGCTGATGTTCCTATATTTGATGCTAATTCTTCTGCTAATGCCGCTTGGTCTCCTACTAAAGCTGCTGCTCTTGCTCTTTCTAAATTAATTTGTTTTCCAGTTATTAATTCAGCTTTTAATTCACTTTCTATAGATGATTCCCAGTTTAATAAAGCTTCTCCAGATTTAGCTACCTGTTCTAAAGTCATACCAAATGACTTAGCTTGAACAACAGCTTTTGCTATACGTTCTGGGTTGTATCCTAAATTTGCTGCTAATTGGCCTGATACTTTAAGAGATTCGGCTAAAGCAGCCTTAAAATTAATACCAACCCTAAGTTGATTTCTAGTTGCAGCTAATCCTTTAACAAACGATTTATAAGTTTCTTCTGATGATTTTCCAGTTAATACTCCTAATCTTTGTACTTGTGCTGCTTCATCTGCTTGTAAACCAACTTGTTTAGTTAATTTAATTTGTGTTTCAAGTTGATCAAGGTTGTATTCATAAGCAAGGCCAGTAGCTTGAACTAATTCATGAAAAGCATCTGTTAAACTAGCAGTTGTAACATTTATATTTGTAGTTGCTCTAGAAGCTTTTACTAGATTTTCTCTATATTGATCACTATTTGCTCCTAAAACTTTTCCTAGTTCTACTGTTTGTTTGTTAGCTTTTAAAGCTTGATTTAAAAGGAAAATAGCAACTGTTAATGGATCAGTTAAGCCTTTAGTAATACTTTTTCCTATTTCAAATATACCAGTACCCATTACAGCAAAAATACTCTTTGTTTTAGCTGCAGTTTCTTGCATTTTTTCTAAAACTTTTTCACTGTTGATAAGATTACCTAGTATAGGAATTTTATTTAGGCCTTTTACTATATTGCCTAAATTACCCATTGAGGCTTCTATTTTTTTAGCTTCTTCTAGTTGTTTTTCATATTCATCTGTAACTTCTTGAGCGGATCGAGCTATTTCTGCAGTTAAATTGGCTATTTCTGCTTGTTTAGCAGCTGCTTCAGCTGCTGTTATTCTTCCACTAGCTAAAGCATCATTTAATTCGTCTTGAAGAGAATTAAGTCTATTTTGAGAAACTAATCTTTTAACTTCTATTTGATCAATTTGTTGTTGAATTTTTTTAGATTCTAATTGACCTTTATTAAGTTTTATTTGGTTAGAAATTAAATCTTCATTTGCTTTACTTATTGATCTTACTGTTCTTGTTATATCCTTTGATATAGTATTAAAAGTAATAAGATTATCAGTAGCCTCTCCTATCTCTTCAGCAACATTCTGAATGCTAAGAGTTAAACTTCTAAATCCATCTTCTAAAGCTTGTTGGATTTGTTGGACGTTCCTTAATTGTTCTTCTGGTGTTTGAGGCATATTAATATTATATGATATAAATATTTAAAGCGCCTATTTTTTAGTAGGCGCTTTAGTTTTGTACGTTGGTGCTATGTTAGGTTTCGCTATTTCTTTGTTTTGTTTATTTTTAAGCTGGTTGTCTAATTTTTCTTGCTCTTCTTTTTGTTTATCGTAATGTTCTTTCATTTTGTTAAACGTGAACAAACGTAACCATATTGGCATATTATAAACCGTGTCCCAATCGTAACCACCATTTCCATGAAATACTATTTCGTGGATTTGACTAAATAGTACTAATCTATAGTCCTGAGTCAGGCCAAAAAAAGTTAAGTGAAATAGGAATAGCTATGCCCTCCCCTACATAACTATCATCTTCTGGTTTGTAAATCAAATTAATGTCTGGTTGAATTTTAGTATAATGCTCACGTAATGCTCTTGCGTCTTTAGCAATTAAATAATTGTCAACAAATTCACGAACATCTTTAGCTTCGCGTTTTCCTTCAACTGAAGTGATAATATGTTTTAAACGTGTAGTAACATCAGTTGAGCCATTTGGATTTACTTTTTGTAAACCTTTAATTTCAGCTTCAATCTTTTGTTCATCACCGTGTGTTAATAGTTTGAATGTAATATTATTACCTGAGTGTGGTAATGTAAAATTAAATTCATTTACACCACGAGTAAATAATGATTCATCAACCACTTTATCTTCTAATGTTGATAAGTCAACAGATACTTCTCTGTTATTATAAGTAAAAGAATAATCTTTACCATAACCTAAAACACGAGCAGCAACTAATATTGCGTTTTTATCACCAATTAACAATTCATTGTAATCAATTGGTGTTACAATTAATGCTTGTAATAATTTATCAATAACAGTACCTTGACGAATGAAGTTAGCATTAGTAAGAATGTCTTCTTCCTTTGCTGTCATATACTTCATTTCAATTTGCCCTTTAGCTAGTGGGGATGTTTCAGGATACAATAAACCTTTTGAAGGTAGCGAAACGATTTCTGTTGGAATTTTTAATTCAGCCATAAACTTTTATTTGTTTTATATATATAAATATACAAAAAGAAAAGACGTCTGCAAAGCAGACGCCTTTTAAAAAAGAAATATGAAGGAGGAATTAGAAGTTCAATACGCAGTAATCCATAGCGATTGTTACTGATAAGTTGATTGCGGCTTCATTTGCCCAATCGTATTCACCAAAAGCTGCTGTTTTGCAATAAGCACCTTTGATAATCCACTCACCAATTACATCACCTACTGGACCTAAGATATCTAATGTTAAATCTTTCTTGTAGAAATCAGAATAACCATCACGGCCAGTTACTGATTCGTGTGCCAAACGAGCCCATTCCATTACAGCTTGAGCACCACTTGGAGTTACAGGATCGTATAATCCTAAAGTCATATCGTTCCATCTAACTTTACCCTTAACTTTACGGTAAACGTTGATGTGATCTAAAATAATTTCACCAGCTTCAAATCCAGGTGCAGTTGCACTTTTAATCAAGTACGCAGGAATACCATCGATGTACATGATAAAACGGTTCTGAACTTTTGGTTCAAACGCTGTGAACATTATTTCGTTTGGTGATAATACAGCCATTTTATATTATTGTTTAAATTGCTATTAATAAATATTAGCAACTACATCCCCTTATGCAGGGAATGTAGCGCCAGTTGGTAATACGTTGAAATTCAATATAATAAATTCAGCTGTCTTAGTTGGTTGGATATAAATTTGACCTACTAATTGGTTTCTGTCGATTACATCAGGAGTGTTGTTTGATTCATCCATCACTACTTTGTAAGCATATAAACCTTGTCTTTGTACTACTGAATCTAAGTATGGGTTTACTTGGCTTAAGAAACGGTTACGAGTAACTGCAGTATTTTGTTCGAATACTAAGTTATTACCTACTTGGCCAATAAAGTCTTTTAATGCAATCAATAAACGACGAACATTTACGCGATCAAGAGCTGTTGATTTCTTTTGTAATGTTTTCTGACCAAATACTACAACACCATTTCCAGGGAATGTAGCTAATGGGTTAACATTTGCATTGTATAATGTATCACGATCGTTTTGAGTTAATTTTCTTTCAGCTTTTAATACTGAAGGAACACCACCACGATTTAAACCTGCAGGAGCGAACCATTCAGCACCAACTTGGTCGTTGAATGCTAAAACACCACCCATTACAGTTGTTGGAGGAGCCCAAACAGCCTTACCTAATCCGCTTGAGTATAATTGAACCCAAGGCCAGTAAGTAGCTGCGTAGTTACTGTTTTGTCCAGCAGCAGCTGTAGCAGCTGTAGAAACAACAGCACCATACTTTTTAGTATCTACAAGTGCAATTGCATCACCACGACCTTCAGCTGTTGAAATCATAATTGATAATGCATTTCCTGTAGTATCAAAGCTAACACCAGGAGCTAATAATACATTAAATCTGTAATCATCCTTATTTGCTAATAAGTTGAAAGCAGCTGTATAGTTAGCACCAGAGAAACCTTGAATATTAGTTGCAGTGATAGCTTCATTCATTAATTGCTCATTAGTTGTAGCTACTAAGCCACCTGCAAATGAACCACCGAATGAACCACTACCAGTTGCTGGTAAGCTACCACTGTATTGAGCAGCTTTATAAGCACCACTATTGTCGATAGAATCGATTTGTGGAGTTGTTACTGATTTAACACGAACATATTGAGAAGCATTAGCATAAGAACCAGTATAATCAATATACGGGCTACTATCAACGTCTACTCTGTAAACTGGTTTAATATCACCAATTACACGAGAGATAAAGTTAGGTTGAGCTGGGTCTAATGATAAGTTAGGCCATGTTTCTAAATAGTTAGGTTGAGCTACGTTGTCGTCACCTTGACGAATTGCTAAAGTAAATGTACCTAAAGTTGGACTTACTTGCGTTACTTCCCAACGTACATTCTTACCACTACCACTTGCTAAAGCACCACCGCTTAAACTAGAAGTGT